AAGACGTTAGTCCAACATCCGTGGCACCCTTTCCGAATCCACCATCAAATACTTGCCCCGCTCTTCCCCGAGTGGTAATCAACACCATATTTTCATATTCGATTTCGCCATGAAGAATATCAGCCACTTGCTTTCCAATTCCATTGGTTTCAACCAAAACATAGGCTTGATTGTACCTTTCGGCAACTGTTGAAATGATATTTGGATATAATAGGGGAGTAATTCCAGAGTTTCTATACTTGGCAACCTGTCTATATGGAAATTCTGTGGTGTCTATAACAGAAAATGCAGAGTAATCCAGATTTTCCCCGTGAGAAACATCAACCGTCATTACATACATATGGTCTTCAATGGGTTCTTCATAGACATCCAGACAATTTTTCTGTTCAATAGGAGTCTTGAACACAAGATTCTTCAAGACACTACCTGAAATGAGTGTATTCAGACCACCGACGAACTCTCCCTCAAATTCCTGTGCCCATCGTTCCTTTCCGATGTTTCGGATTGTCTCCTCTTTCCACTTATTATCTCTTCCAGGGACATCTCTCCAATGAACTTCAAGAGGAACGTAGTTATTGTTATTGTCCTTGGCATCTTCCCACATCTTATAGAAGTGATTCAATCCATTGGGGGTGGATACCACTACAATCTTGGTAGATGTACCGGATGAAATTGTAGGATAGACAGATGCCATGAACTCATCGGCAATGTTGGGTGGAACGAATGCAAACTCGTCCAGCAGAATCATGTTATACGAACCACCACGAATGGCTGAACTGGAAGTGGATGCCGCAATCACCTTGGAACCGTTTTCAATTTCAAGATTACCCTTATTCCAAATCATCACACCCTGTTGCAGAAACTTAGGAAGGTTTTCGTATGCGAGTTGTAGTCTGCTCAGAATATCCCGTGCCAATGAACCTTTATTTGCAAGGATGGCAATGTTGACGGATTCGTTGAACAGGATGTACCAGAGGAAATACGAAACAACTGTGGTAGATTTACCTACCTGTCTCGGGGTACAGAAAATAGAGAAGCGGTTGTCGTGAATCGTCTTGACCATCTTCTTTTGAAAATCATAGAGGTTGAACGGAACCAACCCGTGGTCCACATGCACAACCTTGATGTAATTCTCAATAAAATACTTAGGGTCTTTGGAACACTTGAGGTATTCTGCAAGTTCCTCTTCCGTATAGTCATGAGGAACACCAACTGGTTTTAATAGTGGGTTTCCAAGATAGGCTGTCTGTTCATCACTCATTTAGCTTTTTAATATCCCGTGTCTTTTGATTCTCATGCCCTTGATCTCGTAGAAACTTCTGAAGTTCAGCCGTGGAGCCAACAAAGATTGCATTCTGAGTGACCTTCTTGGCACTCTCTTCATTCTTGATTTTCTTCATGTCTTTCTGAAGGTCAATCAAGTCCTTGTTGGTTTCGGCAAGCTGGCGCATGATTTGACCAAAGACTTCCCATGCCCGTGGATGGTCTGAGTCCTGGGCAAGTTCAAGAATTCCTTCAAGTGCCGAACCACCCTTCTCAATAATATCTTGAAGATTGTTTCTAACATATTCATAATCCTCATCTTGATGGTCTTCACGCATCACATCAAGCGATTGCTTTGTGAGTTCAATTAATTTATCGTCCATGATATTAACTTCCTAATATATTTGTAATGTCTGTTGCTATTCCAAAGGTATCATTTGCACTAATTTGATTAACCGGAACACTTGCGGCTGCATTGGTTGTTGGTGATCCATTTGCAAACATGGCAGGCTGAATTGTAATTTGGTCATACGAATTTGCCGCAGCAGTATTTACAGTTGGATATAGATTTATATATGCCTTGTTGATGATACCAGTATCGCCAATGTATCCAAACAAATTTCCCTTCAATGTAAAATCAAGAGTCCAAATGATAACTCGTCGTTCATCATAGCCTCCCTCATAATTATCATCAGTAACAACAGAGTTCAATATAAGAGGAATGTCCATATTCAATCCCAAACTGGTTGCGCTCTTTAGCGAAACAGTAAACTCGGGAGTGAAATAAGGAAGTATCTGCTCAATGATGTGAGTCCCGTCTTCGATGTTTGAGATATACACACTGAGTTGGAATTGAAAGTCATATGGAACAGGGGTGTAAGAAGAAAAGATTCCCGTGTTGGAATCAGTTTTTGTTCGGTGCAGGCGATTCATCGTATTCAGTTTACGTTCTGTAGAATACGTCAACCCAATCATCTCAAAGGACATTCTCGGAAGAGTCATTGCAACAGGTCGGTCAAGGTTCAAGTCACCATTGATTCGTTCAATGAATCTCTGCCTCGGTGCATATGATAACGGAACTGCAATGGTGTCTGCATCTTCCCCGCTTGCTGCCCTGCGATTGATTTTGAGATTGTTGAACAGAGTCCCAAAGGAGATTACATAATCTCTGATTGTCCCATGTGAAAATGTATTAGTAAACATGATTTAGAAGTCTCCAAAGGGATTAGATTCAGAGAAGTCCAATATACTATCTGATTCGGTTTCAATGAATGTATTGTCTACCCACGTTGTGCCTGTATTTGCATTATAGGTTGGCATGGTGTTGCCATATGCATATGTAGTTGCAATAGAATCAATTTCCTCAACCCCTGTTTCAATTGTTTGATTGTTATAGGCAAAGAGTTCACATCGAAGGTCATATACCGGAAGAGTCCCAGCAGTGTAGAATACCGATTCATGCTCCACAAATTGAATTTCAAACAACTTCTTGTTCAGTGGGAAATAAATCAAGTCACCTTCGCGGGGGCGGGCAAATTCAGAAGTAGTTGCATCCGACAAAACTTCATTGGCTTCTAATTGTTGAAATCGTCTAATAGCAACAGTAAATGTAATCTGGTCACGAATGTCCAAACCAAACTTAGAAAGGAACTCGCCTTCGCCTTCAAACCCTTCGACATTTTTAATATACATCTCGATATTAAATGCCTGATTGAAGGTGGAGAGCGTATCCTCTTTGTATAACTGGTCTGAGCTTGCAGATGTTCTACGGGGAATCCAATACACATCCATTCCATAGAACTTAATACTCTCTATGATTAAATCATGAACGAGATTCTGTTCTGGATTGCTTTCAAAATTATTGACATAGATATTTGTGGGCATGATTCAAGTTACCCCACTAAGAAGTCAACAGGAAGCTCATAAGAAAGAGACATTTGCTCTTTCAATCTTTCAATTTCGGCTCGGGCATCTTCAAGAATTGCTCGCCCGTTTAGTGTGACACCACCGGGAAGCTGCACACCTTCAAACTTACTCAAATTCATTCCCCATTGTTCCTTGATAAGTGCTGTGGCATACTCTTTCAAGAATGGACTTCCCCACATTTCTGATGCATCACCCACTTTTTGATATGTCTCAAGAACAATGTAATCACCTTCTTTAATGTCTACACCCCAATCCCAATCAATATACACTTTGTTGGTTGCACGATTGAATCGAATATTGCTCATTCCACTAATTAGATCTTGAACCATATTGAGATGCGAAAGTCTCATCCAATAATTTGACATCTCACGAACACCACGGGTGCTATAGGTTGCAATGTCATTAAATGCCATCTGATAACGAACGGAAAACATATTGGTAGTCTGCCCTGTAGTTGCGAGCATTCGACTAACACCAATGATTGCATCGTTTTGTGCATCCGTTAGAGTTAGATACTTGTTTGTAACATCAGTTGAAGTGACCTGATGAGTCTCAAGCAATTTTTCAGTTCCATCAAAGTGATACTCCTGCCAGAAACGCAAAGCATCATCAATCCGGTCTTCCATTTGAAAATCATCAATGTTGACTTCAATGACTGGATGACCCAATTTTCGTAGACAATAGTCTTTAAGTTCTTCTCTGTTTACTGGTACTGCCATTTAAATTAATGCTCCCTAGTTATAATTGGAAGAGCCATCCCCACCTGTGGAGTTTGTGGTATACATTGAACCGACCTCTACGGATGGAGTTACTGTTGCGATTCCCTCTAGAACTCTTGTCTTGGTTGCGGGAGAAACATTTCTATCTGTAACAACAACCTCATAAAGATATCTACCGCTCTTTATGCCTCTTGTGACTATATTATTGGCTTTTAGTGTTATCGTGTCCGCAGATGTGCTAATTGATGTATTGAATGTAATTGCAGAATTTGTATGCAAAGAACTTTTTCTCATCTGTGCATTTGCGTGATGTAATGTAGTCAAGTCCAATTTTGCCGTTGCGCTTGGGCTTGAATACACAGTAAATGACTGAGAATAGTCTGATCCTTGGTCTATTGTAATATTTTTGGTTCTGCTTGCCATTTATACAAAATCTCCCTATATTATTTAGGTAAAGGATTCTTTTCCTTGGCATTTTTGACCTTATGATACCATGTATTCTTGTCTTTTTTGTCTATTTTAATGCGACCTTCATCCATATCATGCCACAACATATCCAATTGCTCTGCAATACTACCATATGCCATAAGTCTGGCTTGGAGTTTTTCCTGCTTCTCTCGCATTTCCTTCATTTCTTTTTGTTGTTGCTCTTGACGTTCTTTGAGGTCTTTTGCATTTCTCTTCTGCTCGGCAATCATTTCCTTTGTCATCGCAGTATTAGAGTTGTCTTTTTGAAATTTCATGGCTATTCCTCTACAATGGGAAGGTAATATGTTTTTGGGTTGTATCCATATTCCTGAATGGTATACTTAATCATATTCTCATTTGAATTTGTGGATATCTGATTCGCAGTAAATTCTAGAGTGGTATCAAATTCGTCTGGAATAAATATGACATCCCCTTTGGTATCGTGAATAATTACAGCACTTCCGATTTTCAAATTAGACACAACAACTTCGTGGGTTCCGTTTGCAACCACTCTTGTATCTGTACAGACAATATAATCTTCAATGTCTTTGACTTTTTCGATTCCTTCTGTCTGCTGTGTGATTGTATTAACAGTAACATAAAT